GATAACCGTTAATCTTTCCATCTTCAAGAATCATTCGAGAACTTCCCGCTTCGCGTGGAGTAGATTCAAGATCGGCATAAGTGGAAGCCGAACAAACATAACAGGCGGTAGCATCAGCAGGAACACCCGCTTTCAAAACAGATGCTTTCAACTGGCAAACATTTTTCCAACTCAAAGCGGAAGTATATTCGATATTCGGAGTTGCTTTCACAAATACGCCCTCACTCGCCTTTGATGTGATCTTAGTAGGTGAAAACATCCATTTGTTTAACAAGCGTTGCAAAGCCATTGTAATTTGTACTAAAACAATGTCACGCAAAGCAAAATTCGTTTCGTCGATAGCATCATTCGAAACAGGAACGGACAAAGAGCAACGTTTCGGAGTCGGAGTCAACTTAGAAATGTCGATCTTTGAATCGTTTACTTCGGCGTTCTCGTCCTCAATTGTAGCTTCAACACCCGACACAACTGGAAGAATCCATTTGCCATACATTCCGCTCTGCATCTTGCACCCTACTTTGTCAAGAATCAACCCTTTTTCAAGTGGCAAAATAACGTCTCCAACTGTTACGGGGATCAACGGATCAGATGCGGCGGTATCCATGATATTTCCAACGGCTCGTTCGTGAGGAATAACCAACCCTTTATTTACAATAATACCTTGATACTTGTCCGATGCTCCATTATTGCGCAACAAACAAACCGCTTCTGCGAAAGCTCTTTCACGTTCGATTACATTTTGAGGAACAACAGTACCAAGAGCGCGTTTTTCCATGCGTACTTTGATAACGTCCCGCTCGTTTTTCAGCGCGTCGAATTGTTCTTGCTCTTCCGGCGTTAAGCCGCGTTTTTCTGTTTCCGCAACATCTAAAATTGCGTTCATGTCTCTTTTAATAACTGCTAGTCTTTCTACGTAGTTCATAATCGTAATCTTTTAAATTTGTGTTCTTAATTTTTCTATTTCTATTTGATAATTATCGCTCTTTGCAGGTTGTAGATGTATCTCTAAGCTGCGCAATGTAACATCTGTCCCAAAATAAGCCGGATCGCTAACAATAGAGACATCAAAGATTTTATCAATCTTAGTAACCGTACGTATCAACAGTCCATCTCTTTGCGAGTACTCGACATTTCTTTTTTCATCTGTGATATAAGCAAAAGAAGAACCGAATAAATCTCCTCTTTGAATCATTTCTATCGCGTAGTTTCCATCCTGCGTATTAGGCGAAGCAAAACGGTACATACACCCGTAATCATCAAGACATAAGGATAAAGACCCCGTCCCATTGTTAGACCTCGCTAAAAGCCTTTGTTTATTATGTTCTAGTAGTGCCTTAACATCACAACTACGGAGTAATTCTTCGGAAACAGCACCCGACTTAATGATTTCAATAAAGAAACGTTTCTTTTCTAAGTCGTACATAACACGGCTTTCACGTTCAAATACAATCGCATACCCTTCTATATTTCTTTCGTCTAATAATTTCGGGGCTGCATTTTCTCCAAAACTTCTAATTTCCATCGTGTTTCATTTATTGTTTTACTCTATCTGCGTTTCTTCTTCTTTTGGTAGCTCGTTTTCTTTGTTCGTTTCCGATTCGCCCCGTATTTTAGGAGAATCAGCCGGGGCAACATTACAAGTTATAAATACAGTATCACCGCCCGGAATAGGCGCTTTCCCTAAATGGGAACGGATTTCATTCGATGTAATGCCACCTATTTCAAGGAGAGTTTTCCAATATGTTACCTGTGTCATTAAATCGGTTTGATACAGAACTGACAAATCGAAATTAATCTTATAATCCATCGAGACAGAATCAGGAATTAACTTCAACTCAAATTCCGATTCGATCTGTCTCAAATAAGGCTGTAAGGTATCTGTCAAATAAGAAACTTGCCCCATTTCAGAAGCTTTATAATTGGTGGGTTGCCCTGCAAATACCTTATCGGGATGAACACCATAAAAGCGACAAATGTCTAATACCGTCAGCTTCTTATTTTCTATTAATTGAGTATCTGCCGGAGTGAATGATAATTGAGCAAACGACATATCACCATTGACCGAAACAATATCGCGACCGGAATTCAATTCACTTTCAACACGTTCAGCAACATCGGAGGTCTGAATATCAGTTAACGCGTTAAGCCCTTTAGCTTCTCCCTTCGTGCCGGATATAATCCCTTTGATCTTTCCGCCATTCTGAAACGTTTTTAACGTTTGATTATCTGCGCTAGCGGCTACACTCATGACACGCGAGGCGGATTCTATGACACTGACACCTGTATATCCCCCGTCTTGACTATTATGTCTTAAATGAATAATATCGTTCGATCCAAACACGCCGTTTATGTGATTAATAATATCACAAACAGTATATGTATCAGTATATTTGTCGTAAGTGGTAGAGCCGGGAGAAAGTAATACTAAAGCGGTTGGTTCTCCAAATGTTCTACGAATGAAGATGTACGCATTTCCCCGGTTCACCATCAATATAACCATATTCCGAATAAATTCGAAACTGCTCATTCTTCTATTTGGTCTACGCGTAAGGAGTCTATATAAAATCTCCTTTTCATCCGGGACAAAAACAGCGTTTTTCTTCCGTTTGTATTGAAGTGGCAAAGAAGCAATCGTACCGGATAGAATTGCCGTACAACGATACGCGGCGGATAGCTTCATCGCCGCATCAGTACTATATACATTTATGGGCTGTGATGGAAGAGACGACATATTAGTATTAATATAATCGTCCAATCCTAGAGAGCGGATAATCGCGTTTCTTAGTTTATAACGTAGTTTCATCGTGCTATTGTGTATAATTATTAAATAAGTAGAATGTCATTAGGTTTGTTATCGTCGAATCAATCTTAGCATTATGCGTTTTCTTGACTGGCTTCTTATTCATGTTCCGATCTTCGTCTAATACCGCATTACTAAAACAATACGGTGTAATCGGATTAGGGCTAAAGGTGAGCTTACTCCGATACAAAGCAAGTTCAAAGGATTCGATAGGGCTTGTAAACGTTCCGTATGTCTGTTTAACAGGCTTAATATATTCACTCGCACCGCCTACGGAATAAGTAAGAAGATTCACAAATTCAGCCGATTTATAAGGATCATAGCCAACTCCCATAATTTGTAGATACTTTGCACGCGCAAGTATATCGTTTACTATTTGCTGATAGTCGATAATATCACCGTCACAAAGAATTAAATAGCCCGCTTTCGCCCAACCTTCGTAAAGTTCCCGATTCGGATGATCTTTCAAAGCTCCTTCCGGGAAATAGTAGTCCGTATGCGAATGAAAAGAGCCGCTTTCTTTTGAATAGATATTATAAGTAACCGAAGAGAAGTCGTCTCGAACGGACAAATCAACCGCCACCATCGTAAGCGGATAAGTACCAATATTTTCTATTCTAATATCTTTGAATCGTTCTTCGATCTGCTTTGCCTCAATCCATTTTGTTGTTTGGTCGGTAGTAAATACGTTAAGTAACTTTGTTCGAAACTCTAGCGCGTCCGGTGCGCTATATAAAGCCTTCTGGTATGCGTCGATATAGAAATCTTCATAAACAGTTATACCCATGTGTGGTTGCACTTTACGCCACGTTGCCGGATCGCCTTCCTCGTCGTCTACGTCTGGCTCAAAGATGTGTGCAAATATGGAATCATTTTCAATCTCACCTCGTAGGATCGATTTATACATTTTGAGCATTTCGACGAATGGAGCCGTTTCTTTATCGGATGCGGTCGTAATTACTACGGTTAAAGGGTTGAGCCGTGCGCCCATTGAGGAAGTTAATACATTCTTCAATGCGGCGCTATCGGCTTGTGAATACTCGTCTACTATTACCATGCTTGCGTTAAGTCCGTCTAATTTATCCGGGTTAGAGGCAAGGCAACGGGCAAAAGAGGTTTTTCCCTTTATGCGGTTATATATGATTTCTCGATTAATTTTGAAGTGCCTAAACTTCGGATCGAGAGACTTTAAAATATTACGTATTTCATCAAAACAAACTTTCGCCTGATTATATGAGTTTGCAGCAACGTATGTTTGTGCGTTCGCATCACCGAACAACAAATCGTTAATCGAAAGACTCGCTACACTTGTTGTCTTACTGAATTTACGCGGAACGAATAGAAGAGCTTCGCGAATCAAACGTTTGTTTGTTCCGGGCTTGTAAAACGCTAGAATGTTAGAGAACTGAAACACCTGTATCGGAGTCAGCTTATATCTAGTCTTTCCCTTTGTGCCGGAGAATTTCAAACGCTCGTAGAACGTGACGAACTTCTTTACTTCCTTGATCCGAAATTCGTATTTATCAAGAAAAACAAAGAAGCGGTGAACGGCTAGCAACTCGTAAAGGTTGTGCGCGTCCGGATTGTTAATACAACCTTTGATATACACATTTAGTCTTTCGTCTGCCTTGTCTAGCTTATACGAATCAACGTCGATGTTATGCAAGTCGGAGATAACCGACTGCTTTAACGCTATCAAATTGTCTCTATTCTCCTTGTTCATCGCGATCTATTTTGTTTACTTCGTTAATCAGGTCGTTTACTTCGTCGTCGTCAGATGCAGAAAGCGTTTGAAAGGTCAAACCAAGTTCGCGTAATTGTTTGCGCGTTGCTTCGAGTGCATCGAATAAAACTTTGAAAGCAGGATGCGCCGTAAGTTTATCATTATTTTCGCGGGACACTTCTTTCACGTATGACTTCATACGCTTCTTTGAAATATCGTTTAGTGCAATTTGAAACGCCATATATGAACCTGCGCAAAGAGTTATACAGAGGTCTAAATCTTCCGTATATGTTCCCTGCGACTCCATCGCGGCGCGAATCTTTTCTTTTATGTCGTCCAAATCACACATTTTTATAGGCTTTTTGCATATAGGAAAAGATCGCAAGTATTTGGTAGCTCGGAAGATGCGCACAAAAAGCTTACCCCCAACGCGCACCCCCTCGTTTCAAAAATTACTCGCGCGTGTAAATATGAGGTGAGGTGGGTTTAGCGTATCGCGTTAAAAAATAAAAAAACCGCCCCCCTCTCGTCGAGGTTGAGCGGTTGTAAAGAAATCGAAAAAGAGAATTATTCTTCGTTTTCGGCGACACTTACCGAATCGGGCATTTTAAATAGAATCGGCATATTTCTTGCCGTCTGTCTTTGCATTATTATTGCTTGTATCGCATCAATGTGATATTGTACATATTGTCTATCGTTCTTGTACAGTTCAGGGAGTTTAATAAAATCGTTCCATAGCTCAACGGTTTTATTTACCAAGTTTATTTCTTCTTCATTCATTATTCGTCTATTTAATCGTTATTATCTTTTAAGAACCGATCTGCAAACCGTTCCGTTGCCCTCCGATTATTCGCCTGAACCGCCTCTTTCGAATGACTGAAAGCACGTCGATGCGTATCAGAGTGGCACGAATGGCAGAGACTTTGCAGATTGTTATAATCAAACATTAGCTGTCTCATTCCGAGTTCGTGCGATACAGACTCAACCGGGACAGTGTGATGTACTTCCGTTGCAAGCGTACTGCGATTGTTCGCCTCGCACATCTCACAAACCGGATTGCTTTGTAGCTTCTTAGCTCGAAGTAACTTCCAACGATTGGAGTTAATCATCTTAATGTAATGCGGGTTTCTACTCATAATTCATCATAATTAAAAAGAATCTTATCACATTGATAACAATCGTGCAACTCCTTTCGTGTCGCCTCGATGTCGTCCGTTTCTATCTCAACTAAATGCGTCTCGGACACATCGCCCGATTTACATTGAATACGCCTGATTATATACATAATGTTTCGATCCGATCCAGTCCATTAATAAGCAATCTAATCCGGGCGCAATTCCCATCGCATCGAGTCGATTGCGTTTCCTGTTTATGAATCCGGCTTGCACAACCTTTGCAGTTTTTCGACGGACACATTTGTTTATACACTTCGATAGCTTGCCACCTCGTTTCGTCTCTCTGCATCCGAGCCGCTTCGATAGCGACTTTTCGGATTAAGCCACGCGAGCGGATGCGCTCCTTTGTGGCTTGTTCGATGTACTGTTTTACTTTACTCATTTTACCGTGTTATTTTTAGGTTTGTAATTCCACCCGTTTAACTCGTAGACTTTCCGTTTCGCCTCTTCTTGCGTTGCCGCATCATCTACCTTTGTGTCTCCGTCTGGATCGCGACGATAGATATTGAAGTGTCGAAAACGAGGGGAATAATAATACTTTGATTGATTTTGCGTTTGGCTCATTTCTGTATCGTTTTTAATATTAATCTCTTGCTTCAGCCATCTTCCGACCTTTTGTAGTCGCCGAATAGATATTCGGCTTATCACCACTGAAACATTTAGTTTTTATCCATTCATTTCGTTCAGCTTCCCGGATATAGAAGGATATTCCGTATTCAGATGTATGTTTTAACCAATCCAAATTTTTGATTTGTTCAAATGTCATAGGACCGCCATAAACGAGCGATGACGTCAACATTTCAACGCTTTCTTTCAATGAATATTCACTCATATTTATCTTGTTTTACTCTAATTAAAATACACCTCCATCACAGGCGTTAATAATAATTTCTACTATTCTATCACTTTTCATTCTTCCATTTTCGCCCACTCCATCATTATCATCCTTATCAAGTTTCAAGATGTTTAAATTTCCATCAGCAAAGAGAATCAGATTCTTAGGTTTATTTCGGATTAACTTCTTCAGCTCCTTAATCCATTCCTCTTCTTTCTTCGTTAGTTTGATTATTTCCATAATGTTCCTTATTGATTTGTTTTGATTATTTCCTTTTATTCATTTTCTTCCGTTTCCGGTCTTTTTTGATTTGATTCGCAGTACGCCCACCTTTCGAAGAGGAATTTTTCCAAGAAGGTGGGACGGTTTTCCAAGGAGTAGACTTTTCTTCATCTACCATTTTCAGTTCCATATAAGGAATATCATAAGGTCTGTTTTCGTATCTATATGTATTCATATCTGTTTTGTTATTAGTTATTCAATCCGTTCACCCAACTTTAAAACATACACTTCTTTCTTATCAGGTGCACCCCACTTCTTTCGACCAACTCCAACAGAGATACGATCCAACTTAAACAACATAGTTCGCGCGGTGTACCCATACCGGAAACGAACGTGTGTATAATGATCGCAACTACCAACCGGACAACCGTCACAACCTTTTGCGCTTGGATGAAGTCCGCAACACTTTAAGCGTTTGATCCAATACGGTTTTATTTCCCGATATTCTTCTTTCTTTTCGCCGGATTCGATCATTAGAAACCAAACCGCCATTAATGGTAAATCTAGTATTCGCATAACTTTATTATTTATTAATTCTACACAAACATTCTAGGCTGCATCCGCGACAAAATGATTTTATTCGCATCTGCATAGAACTTCTTCTTTATCTCAAATCCGTATGCTTTTCGCCCGCATTGAGCAGCTGCAAGTAATGTTGTACCACTTCCGGCGCATGGGTCTATTACAACATCACCCGCATCGGTGAAAAGTTCGATCAACCGCTCAAGCAACGGAACTGATTTTTGTGTCGGATGAATCCGCGGTGTATCTATGTCTCTAGGATAATCGAAACAATTAAATACCATCCGACCGCCATTATTGAATTTTGGCAGTTTATCCCGATACAAGAGTACACCATATTCACAATTACCAACGACCTTCATATTAGCCTTTAAAACTTGTGCCGAAAAGTTCTTTTTAAATACCAGATTGATATATTTGTTCAGCCCGTATTCCTTCGCTTTCTGTATAAGTTCGAATTGTTGCTGAAATTCACAAAAGACAATCATACAGGGGGATTTTCCTTTTTCTTTTGGCTCTTTAACGAGCATCTTGCTACAAAAATGAAGAAATTCAGTAATTCGAAAATCCTTATCGGTATCGAAAAATTCTTTTCCAGCTAATTCGCTTTCTCCGTTAGAATTGTCTCCGTCGATATACCAAGATGGATTAGAACCGTATGCGTTCTTCCCAATGTTGTAGGGAATATCCGCAATGATTAGTTGTGCTTTCGGAATACCGTATGTTTTATAGTTCTGGAAATGGTCGTTAAATAGTTCTACGTCTTTCATCGAAACAATAATATTAATCGTTAATAATCTCGTCCTCATTCTCTACTACTTCACTCTTTACAGGCTTCTTCACCGGAACGCGAATCGCCTTTTCTGTAAACTTGTTCGATAGATATTGTTTCGCCTGCTCCCAATCCGTAAAGTGTAAATTCGGATCAGTATAGAGCGAGATAATCGTAGAGTTTAATTTATCGAGTGCTCCGAAAGCACTTGAATTTATCGTACCGTCTAAGGGTGAAAACTTGGCAACTAAACCGTTATATTTCTCTGATACAAATCGGTCGATATACTTCCGATTCCGTTCATTTGCCGCGACGGGGTCTGCCGATATGTCGTGCAAATAATTTGTGTTTGATAGTTTTTTAACCATATTAAAATCCTTCTAATCGTTTTTGTCCGTTCATTTCGTCTACCTTGTGTTGTGGTAGTTTTCGTTTTGGTTTTACATACTCGAAATGTCGTTCCGCCTGTGATAGATCGTAGAACATTTCTTTGATTTCGTCCGGTAGTACTTCTTCATCATCATCGCCGGGCATCGGATCGGCAACCCGGAGAAAGCAGCCTAAAATGTACTGCATAATCTCGTATGTGCTTTTGAAATGATAGTCAGCGCGAATCTTATCGAGCCTTTGCCATTGTTCCAGATCGACGCGAACCGGAATCTTTTTAAAGTACACAAGTTTCTTTTTTCTGCTTCGCATGGTTTCGTTGTATTAATTATCTTCTACTAGCTCCGTTCAAGTCCAAGACGTTAAACATTTCATTTATTCGATCCGCGATATACGCGCCGTAAATACGCTGTATTTCCTTAATCGTTAAGTTCGTTGTAACATGAGTTATTGCCTCATGTCTCAACTCGTACCGACATTGGAAAATATACTGCATCACGTTTAGTTCAGTACCGAAATACTTTGCCGGGATTGGCTCGCGTCCTAGTTCATCAAAACAGATCATTCGCGGCGTACCGTTGTTGTAAGTATACAATTCTAGTGCATCCTTTCCGCGCATCGAAAAGCCGTTTGCAATACAGGAAGCCGAATCAATCCTAAAACCACCGATCGGATAGCCGCCCTTTGCTTTGCCACGTGTGAAATAACTATATCGGTTTAGAATCTGCATGATAGTACTTTTTCCTGTACCGATGTCACCTCGTAACAATAACCCTTTATTTGAATCTAGCTTCTCGGATCGTCCTTCAGTATACAAAAACAGTTGGTTCATTATGTTTCTATTCGAATCGTCAATCTTAAAACCGGGGCAAACGTATTTGCAGCACGCTTTAAACCATTCCGGGCGCTTCTCTACTTCTATCGGCTCGTCATAGTACGGTAGTCCGTATGATAGTATTGCCGCTATCGGTAGAGGCTGTTTGCTTCTTGTTTCCATATTCGCATTTATCGTTTTTTAGTTCAAATAATCCCGACCAATTATTAGCAATCGATTCATTTACGATTTGCTCCGCAATCACCGGATCATTCTTGCTCAATTTTACCAGTTTGTTATAACACGCTTTTAGTGACTTTTCCGATTTGTAATTTTGCCGCCTGTCTTTCTTGTATTCAAGCCAGAGCAAAAACGCTTCTAAAAACTCGTCAGATATAAAATCAAAATCTCCATGAGAGACTTTAGAGAGTATATTTCTGTTTGGTTTCTGTTTTAGTTTATTATAGTCTGTACTATCCCCTGTATCATTGACTCCCTTATCTACTGTATCATTGGCTGTCTGATTGGCTCCCTTATTGGCTGTCTGATTGGCTGTAAAATTTACAGTAGTAGTTACAGTAGTTTTAAATTCCTTCACGAAAGAATAAGAGCTTATAATACGTTTGTTTTTACCAGATTTATAATAAATCAATCCTGCATTTATTAAAGACTCACGGGCTTTTATTAGTGTTTTCTCATTCACGTTAAGCGCAAAACAAAGTTCAATGTTCGAGCAATCGAAAACGTCCCTCCAATCTTCGCCGTTACAAATAGCCACTAATTCGTAAAAAAGGGCTTGTTCGGTGGCGGTAAATCTGAAACGTCGTCGCGCTTTTCGCATCTTTTCGGTTAGCGTATATCCGTCTATATTCATCACACTTATAAAGTCTATCGAGCGACATAATAACTACAAATCCTTATCCCGATCGCCCGTCCTACTTTCAGGACGGAACAATAGCAAATAAAATTATTCTCTCTTCCTCCGTTGCGACACGTTCGACAATCGTGTTTTACTTGCTTTTGTGCTGTTTTCTTCACCATTCTTATACCTCCTTTATTTTAATTCCATGAACGTAAAGCATGAGCTTACGTTTGACTATATACTCCTTTGTCCGAACCCCTTTCGTATCTTCGACGATATACTCACCATCCCGATAATAAACGAAATCAGCGATGTAGTAAACTCCTCGTTCGATCAGCTTCTTTTTACGTAGCATCTTCCGCACTCCCTGCACTTCATAGAAACGATATTGAGGCGAAATAAGCTCGTATTTTACTTGCTCTTGTAATCCGGTTATAATCCCCTTATTTTCGAGTAGTTTCAACTCCTTAGCGCGTCGATATTCCTTTTTAGAGTCGTATCCGTCTATCTTTACATTCTTATACTTTGCCATGTCCTTTTAATTGGTTTGTGAATAGTGGATAAGCCCGGATTCGAACCGGGAATGATACTTCAAGAGCCGCACCGCATTAACAAAATGTCTGGCGATCAACCTTACATAATTAGGCGTTTCCAATTCCGCCACTTATCCGATTTGCCGGGGCTTTCACCCGGCGCGTTGTTACTAATTTGATAAAACCTTCGCTCTTTTTATATATCCATGTTTTTGAAACTCATTAATATAAATCAATTCTTTCGTCCAATTCCCAGTATTGTCTTTTTTGGGTTGTAGCCTAAAATGTCCTCTAACGGAGAAGCCTTCATCTCGAACAATAGTAGTAAACCATGTGCAATCCATAAGATTAATATCGATGTCTGACTTATTCTTGTATTTTCTTGCTCCAACCTTTAATTTTGATTTGTGACTAATTGTTTTTGTGTCAACTTTAGCGTATTTTTTAAAAAGAATATAGCAAAGGATAAAAGATACTCTAAGGTTGGCGTTACTCATAAGATCAGACCCCCCAACCCCGTGCATAGATGTTCTAAATGTTACATTCTCTGTATTTATTATTGCGCACACCCCATTTATAAACCATATTGAAGCCATTCCTTCATTTTTAATGATATAAGACACGCCTATATTTCCGAAAATAATAGTACCAGAAGATTCTAACCCTTTTGTAAAATCGCTACCGTTCAATATAGGTTCAAATGATTTTGAAGATTTAATCATAGCGCCATAGAAACTATTTGATAACAAATCTACATTTTTATTTTTCAAAGAATGAACCTCATTTATACGATTTTGCGTAGAGGCTGCTTCTGCATAAAAGGAGTAAGTATCAATTTCGGGAACATGAATCCTTCCATTGAGCACAAAATTTAAAATCGGATATTTTGAGTTATCTATCAACATAGCACTTGTTAATTTACTTCATACGGATAAACGTCTACAATCGCCGTTTCTTTAAGCAAGATCGAAGAATAATCCGCCATCGTTCCTTTCATTCCTTCGTCGAGTTTCTTCATTGCGTCGTGAATGTCTGCGGCTTGTATAAGTACATTCGTATACGTTCGCTTCTCCTTGCCGCTTTTCTCGTCAAGTGTAGTAAAAGCGAGTCGCCCGGCAAACCATTTATCGGCGGAATCCTCTTCGCTTGTAAATATCTCGCTATAATGTGCGCGGGAAATGTCGGACACTGTAAACTCACCGGAGATAAACGGCGTTACTTCTTCAATTATTCGTGCTTCTGCTTCGGTAAAACTTAGCGCATCGACCAAATACGGTTCAGTTACCTTCTTTTGCATCCCGTTTTCCATTACTTTCTCGTAGCGAATTTTCGTTAAAAACCAAGTGTTCATAATTTCGTGTTTATTAAAGTGTTTATAAAAATGTAATTAATCGTGTTGTGTTAGTGTTGTGACGGTACAGCGTGAACGGAATAATTATCTAAGATGCATTTTACAGACACAGAATCATACGGGAATGTTTTATACATAAATGATTCGGTTACTTTAAATCTAAGAGATGTCGAGTTGTCTATTTCGAGACACAAATAACTCGTCCCGTCGCTTTTCAGGTCGGATCGTAATTCTTCATCATTAATAACTAACTCCTTGCCTAATGCGCACTCAATATCCCGATAAGAATCAATAGGAATATTTGTACAGTATTGTTTCAAGTAAGAAAGAATATTCTCTGTTTTAATTAATTTATTCATGCTGCTTTTTTTATTTTATTAGTGATTAACTTCTTTAACTCCTTCCGTATCTTATAAATCTGATTTTTAACCGGAACACTGTTTTTCGCTTCCGGCTTTAACGCCTCGATCTGCATCTTTAATTTTAAAACCTCTTTTGCCTTATCGACACAATCAAGCAAGTCCAGACCGGAACGGATAGATTCGTCTATCATCTCGCTAGCCAACCGGATTAGATCATAGAGTTTCTTTATATTCTCCACGTGATCGGCTCGATTCATTTCGAGTATTCGACCGTCGTTTACATAGCCGTCATAAATGACATAATACAACTTGTCTACGTCTGGGCGACCTAAAAAGTGTCCGAGGAATTGCCAATAATATTCGTCTTTTTCGTCGATGGTATTTCCGAACTGCAGCGATTCGATCTTTCCTTGCGACATCGGGCACTTGATCTCACCCAGAGCGATAACTTTCCCGTCAAATCCGTACACATAGAAATCCGGTGAATCTCCGAATCCTTCAAACGGTTCATTGAAAACAATGTCCTTAAAATCGGTTGTACACGACTTGATCTCATTCATTAACTGGCTCCGTACCCATTCGACCGCTAGCGGTTCGTTTTCATGTCCCCAATCAAACGCCTTGTTGCTTCCGTTTTCTCGCATCGTCCCGGTTCTCCGCTCGTATCGTACTAAATACATCGCGTCTAACGCACCTTTACCAAAGGGACAACCTTTGCCCGCTTTCATCAGATCGGGAAGCGTAGAGGCGGTTATTTTACCCCGTCTCTTTTCCTTCCATTCGATTTCTTTTTGTTCACTTGATTTCATGTGCTACTAATTCTTTGATTTGTTCTTTAGTTAGTTTATATTTCGTCTGGACTTGCGCGACCGTAAAACCACCTGCCAGACCGTCGAGGATATTTTTCCAGATTGCCGATCCTGTCTCAACCGTAGGCAATGAGTTTTCTACTTTCGGAAGAAAAGGACGAATACGAAGCGAATCAACCTTTTCGCCGAAAGCGTCAACTAATACCGCTCCGATTTGGATTTGCTTGTTTATCCATGACTCAAAATTCGGATTCTTGAAAATTTTCGTCAATGTTTTGCAGTTCGTCCGGTTGAGGATCATCGGTTTCACATTTTCGTAAAAGTAAGCGACGAAACATTCTTCTTTCTTTCCAGACGCGCCGACCACTTGTTCTTTTTTCGTTTCGCGGATGGTGAGAATTATATCTTTTCCATCCGGTAGGCTGTAAGCGCCTAGATAGTCATAATTAAATTGAGTTTTCCAGTGTGTCATTATCTTGTTGTTTGGTTATTTAAACATCGCTTTCAATATGGAAACGAGAAGGATTACAGTTAGCAAAACAGTTACAGGAATCCATAAAGGAGACGTTACCCACCACCAAGACCAATTAATGTAATTTGTGAGTTTCAATACAATGAAAACAATAGTAAGAAGCCCGCAAAAACCAATTTCACTACCTTTTGAATTATTATTTGTACTCATATTCTTTGTGCGGTTACCTAATACACCGGAAGGTTTTATTATTTTATTTAAAAGTTATCGTTTCCACCCTGATAAAGCGACTCATAACAGTGAGCGCAAACCGTTATTATCTTTGTGCCATGTCTGCCGCGTTCGTACGTTTCGACCTCTAATTCTATCTCTTCGCCCGGTTCGATCTCTTCGCCGCAATCTTCGCAAACTAGAGTATCAGTAGGACACGCACCAAGAACCGTACAAATTCGGCAATTACCGATACATTGAGGATTCGCCGCCATGTCGTTTCGTGTTTAGATAGTTACAGACTAGCACATAGATAACCGTGATAAATACGATCAGTAGTGCGATAATTAATTTGCCCGGTTTCGGCTCGCCTTCTGCGAGGCTGCACGCTGAAAGCATTAAGATGATAGCGGCGGGACTTTGTTTTAGTGTTAGCATAATGTTTGGTTTTAATTTGGGTATTCTTCACTGTAAGCATATCGAAGCACATCAGACGCCCTGCACCTCCATTTACCGTGTTGGTGTGCGGTTGGTTTATCCGTTGCGATCTTCCCGCGTCCTACTAAATCCTCCAACCTCCGGCGACCTCCGACGATTTCCGCCGACATATTTTTGCTAAAGGTTAGTTCGCGTGTAGCATCATAAATTCGATTGATTTCATTCGCTAGTTTCTCGTTATAACGCTCTGCTGTTGTCATGTTTGTACTACTCTTTGCGTTCAACATAAATGTTATCTCCGTCGATCCAAGTTTTGAAAACTTTTCCTTCATCGGTTTTTAAATCGGATGCGGTTGTTCTTACTGATTTTCTGCGATTGCGGGGGAAGTAGGTTTGTCGCCCTACTTCCATCGCTTGCAGTGTCGGTTTAATTGGTGTTGTGTTCATTGCTAATATTTTATTTCGTGTTTAAAATTCAAAATCGGTAAATACGCTTTTATCAGGAGAGAGCAATCTTTCATGATTTACATCTTCGAATTTGTAGGTACTATACTTTTTATCCGAACGAACATAATCGCCTTTAATCCATACAGGAGCCGAATCGCTATCTTTCAATCTGAAATATTCGCCTTTCTTTAGTTCCTTGATCTTCTTAATTGTCATAATCGTATCGTGTTATGCAGCCCCGAAGGGCTACGGATTAATATTAAATCTTCTGATAACCGAATGAGTTCATAAACTTCTCCGCGCCTTTGAACGTTTTGAAAGTCTTGCTACTAGAAAGTGTACACGCTAAGAATCTTTGTCCGGCTGTTGTATTAATCAAGCTAACACAACATACCGTTTCGCTTCCTGCTTTTTTAAATTCTACGTCTCCGATCATTCCTATTTCCATTATTATCTATATTGTGCAGGGCTCTCGCCCCGCCAGTTATTTTTTTTGTTATCTTATTTAATGCCGCAAAGTTTTGAAATTCTCAATAACTCTTCATCGCTCATAAATGCGAGATCGAAAAATATACCTTCATCGAAAGGTTTGTTTTCAGCTAAAGCGGCTTGTTTCATGCTAACCATTATTTGAGTTATCGTATTGCCTTTTTCTTTATCGCTCATTCCTGCTTTCATAATTCTATACTTTTATTTGTTAGTTCTTGATTGATTGATTAACTTTGATGCGACAAAGATAGGTGACTATACTCTACTATACAAATATTTAGTAGAATATATTCTATTAATTAACCTTTATTAGTAGATGAAAGTATGACTATAAAAGAAAAAATTCAGAAATACATTGATTATAAAGGAATTAGTGTATATAGATTAGAAGCAGAAGCTGGATTATCTAAGGGATATTGGGGGAAGACCAAAAGTATATCCGCCGATATTGCAATGAAAATTAGTAGAGTATACGGTGACATGTCAACCGAATGGCTTCTGCGAGATAAAGGAGAAATGATTAAAAATGCAGAGCGAGAACAAAAAACAATCGAGATTTCCGAATCTGCAATAAGCGAAACAAAACGAAAAGGAGCATTAATATACGACATAGACGCAACATGCGGGCTAAGTGGTAGAGATATAGAATTTACAGACGAAAAAGTGATAGGAAGTATAGACGCACCGGAAATCAATCCGGATTCAAAGATTATATTCGCTACGGGCGATAGTATGCTACCTCTAATAGCTTCGGGCGACAGGGTAGTAATTAGAAAGATTGAGAGTTGGGATTATTTCAACTACGGACAGGTTTATTTAATCATAACAAACGAATACAGGCTTATAAAGAGAGTTCGTAGGCATCCTAAAGATGCGGATAATTTAATTCTGCTTCGTAGCGAGAATCCAGATTATGACGATATAGACTTGCCGAAACGGGAAATTATTCATCTTTTTATTGTGGAGAATATTTTATCAATTAAAAACATATTATAAATCACTAAAACAAAACAACATGAAGAAGCTACTACTTATCGCATTTCTAGCGATGTGTTCTATGTATTCCTTTGCTCAATTAACAGAGGGAAAGTATAAAATTCTCTCTGTAAAGGGTTTTATGAACGAGAAAACCGTTTATGAAAACACCTTTGCGGACAGTACGGCAATTGTAAGAGTTACTCCCCAATTAGTTAACATAGTAATCTCTGGATATTCTGCAAATACATACGCAATCGAAAAGCCGCAACTATTAGAAGGGAATTATTTATATAAAGCAAAAGAGATTCAATCAAATTCGGATGCAAATCTGTTATTCCGTCGGGTAGACGAATACCCGCAACTAGATGGGGGATTACTTATTATAAACCGATCTGAAAACTACGCTGATATATTCATAATATCTAAAGAATAATAACGTAAAACAAAACATCATGGAAGTAGTATTAATCTTAGTAGTTACAGGTGTCATAATTTTAGCGATAAAAATTGCTATGACAAATCCCAAAGAATCATCTAACAACCAGAGTCAACCTAAGACCGAAACACCGTCGCAAGAAATAGAATTTCCGCCATCCGGATTCTTTTACTATGAAATGGTAGGAATGTATTATCATGGAGTTACACCTAAAGATTTCGGTATATTCAAGGGCAAAGCAATAGCCGAAACAAACAACCCTAAAGATAAATTTGCAGTCGGTATATACAGAAACGGTGATAATAAGTTAGTTGGGTATATCCCCAAAGATTTTAGAGGAGTCAGTAACGAAAAGATTCATAAGGAAATTACAGAAAGCGGAGGTAGTCGAGATGTGGTATTTAAAATAAGCGGAAGCGAAAAGAAGTGCTACGGAACGGTTTATATAAAAAATAGCTAATAATTCCCGCCCAATAAACAAGTATCATCAACCACTAAAACAAACCATCATGAAAGCAAGAGAAAAAGACCAAATATTATCAGAAATCCAAGCCGATACACTTGATTATAAAAATGCTATTCATGGCGAAATAATTTCCGAACTAGAACGATCCGGTTATGTCGATATTACCCGAACAAAGGACGGAAGTTTTTTCGACATAACCGATAAAGGGAGAACCTTTTTGAATAGTGGCGGATTTTCCACGATTGAAAAGGAGAAAACCAAAAGCAAATATAATAAGGCTTTGATCTGGATTATATGTGCTATATCAACGGCGATTATAGGCGCAATAATATCGCTAATAGTAAACCCGCAATAATAGATGTAGCCAGTAGTAATAAGTCGGCTTGTTTTTCTGTCATAATAGTGCTTTTACTATTAGCCGGATAAACTAAAAAAAGATAGCTTAAATTCAAGCAAAAAGAATGTTTGTTATTCTTAATTGATTAGCTTTATAATATTGATTCAAAGAAATAATACAAATTTATATAACTGTAAAACATTTATTTACTTTCGCCTGTCGGAAGTAGAAAAAACATAAGAGATAACAAATTAATTATTAACCGATTAGGTATCTTTTGAAGTTAATACTGGCAGTGTTAAGGTGATCGGTTCGAGTCCGATACGCTCCACTTTTTTCTCTCCCCAACTTTGAACTTTAATAGTGTACTGGACATGAAAATCACAAAATTTGTCACTATTCTTCTAATCATCCCATGCTTAATTTCCTGCTACGGGAACAAGTCTTCAAAAACAACACAATCAAACAATGCAGACTATGATATACGCCTCAATGATAGCATAGCAGCAGTAAACGCAATGCTAGAAGAAGGGAACGCTGATGGAGAAAAAATAAATGCTTTTTTAGACGCATATATATCTAGACATCCTAATTGTTTCAACAATGACATCCAAAGAAAAAAAGCAGGAAAAGAATTGCGTTCTTTGTTAGAAAAGGAACTTGAGAATAGCCCTGATTTCCTTTCTGATATAGCAGTCAGATTCGCTTCTATGGATAAAGTTAAAAGTACCGATAATAAAGGATATAAATATCTTATATCCTTTACCTGTAGCAGCCTTCAAAAAACCGGAAAGTATAATATTTCTTTCAGAATTATAACGGCTTTAGATGAGGAAGAAGCCTCCAATCTTATTGATAATCAGAAGTATTATATTCAAGGAAAATTCATAAGTCTTTCCGAAAAGGAATCGATAAATATTAGACTAGATGTATTTGATGACAAAACAATTGAGATAGGGAGTATTTTTATCAAAGAACCTATCGTTACTCCGGCAAACTAAAGAA